TTGATACAAGCAGCCTAGACAGGGAGCTAGGCAAGGTTGAAAAATCTATGTCAAAGTTTGGAAACACGATGAAAAATGTAGGTACAAATCTTACACAATCATTAACGCTTCCAATATTAGGCTTAGGTGCGGCATCTTTAAAAGCTTTTGCAGAAATGGAAAAGTTGGAAAAAGGTATGACGGCTATAATGGGGAGTAGTTCTTTAGCCAAAGATGAAATAGTAAAATTAAGAGAAGTTGCCAAACTTCCAGGATTAGGATTAAAAGAAGCCGTTCAAGGTAGCGTAAATTTACAAGCGGTTGGACTATCTGCTGATGAAGCAAGAAGTACCTTAATGGGTTTTGGTAAAGCATTAGCGGCTACGGGCAAAGGTAAATTTGAGTTAGAGGCTATCCAATATCAGCTTACTCAAATGATTTCAAAAAATAAGCTATTAGCGGAAGATTACAAAGTTATTCAAAGTAATTTACCGTTAATGGCTGAAGGCATGAAAGCAGCTTTTGGTACAACCAATATGGACCTTATTAGAGCTACAGAAATAAGTGCCAAAGATTTTACATTACAATTAAGTAAAGCATTGGCTTTACTGCCAGAAACTCAAAACGTCACGGGAGGACTTGCTAATAGTTTTGAAAACTTAAGCGATAATATTTTTATTAGTTTAAATGAACTTGGAAAAACAATCAATGAAACTTTAAAATTAGAAGTGGTATTCGATAATATTTCCAAAAAAATGGAAGAATTAGTAAATAGATTTAAGGCATTAACTCCCGAACAACAGGCAAACATTGTGCAATTTGCTTTAATTGCTGCGGCTATTGGTCCCGTTATTTTAATTATTGGTCAATTTGCCACATCTATAACAAGTATAATTTCTTTATCAAGAATATTGATAGGTGTATTTGCAGGCTTAACAGGAGGTACTGTTTTGCTAGTTACTGCCATTGGTGGCTTAATTGCTTACTATGCAACTACGGGAAAAGGGCAGGAAATGCTATCAAGTACCGGAGAATTATTATACGGTACTTTTAAAAGAATAATGTCTGTATTTTCTGGAGTGTTTGATTTACTAATAAGAATGAAGCCTATTTTTGAAGGAATTTTAGGTTTCATGGGATTACTTGTAAAAATTACTTTAACTCCATTGTTATGGAGTTTTAATAAATTATTAGACCTTATTATTTTTGTATCTAAAGGCGCATCATTTTTATTTGACAAATTAAAAGAAATTGGAAAAACTAAAGTAACACCTACTATAGAAGTAGGTTTTGGGGGTGGTAAAGCAGGTAAACCTAGCGGTGCAGGTGGAAGTTGGGGTGATGACGTTAAAACAGATAAGGTCACTACAGATTCCCCTGAAGTAGCCGCAATGAAAGCTAAAATAAAAGCTTTAGAAGATTCCTTAAAAAATTCAACTAAAACAAGTACAGCTAAATCTAATTCTTTAGATAAAAAGTTATTTGAATTTGACCAATATAAAACATTAGGAGAAATTGCAAAAGCTAAACAAGAATTAGACACCGCAGTGTTAACAGAGGTAACTCCTAAAATACAGCAACAATTAGGATTTTCTAACGGTGCTTTAGTTACCATGAAAAATGCTGCTGCAGATGTTTTGGCATTTGGTCAAAAATTAAAAGAAAATCCTCCTGATATGGCTACTCCATTTTCAGAGGCTGATGCGGCTGCTTTTGCATTACAAGAAAGAATTATAAAATTACAAACTAGTCTTGATGGTTTTAACGAAGGTTTAAAAAATATAATAGAAGGTACTTTAAATGATTTAGCTAATAGTTTAGGTACACAACTCGGAAATGCTTTATCAGGTGCTGGATTTTCTTTAAATTCTTTTTTAGCTCCTTTAGCAGACGCTTTAATATCTGTTGGTAAATTAGCCGTAGCAACAGGTATATCAATAGAAGGTATAAAATTAGCTTTAAAGTCTTTGAATCCTGTTGTTGCTATTGCTGGTGGTATTGCTTTAATTGCTCTTGGTACATTAGTAAAAAACAAATTAGCCGCACCTAAGTTAGCCGAAGGCGGTTTAGCATACGGTCCAACAATGGCAACGGTTGGTGATAACAGAAATGCCAGAGTTGACCCAGAAGTAATTGCACCTTTATCAAAGTTAAAATCAATGATGGGAGATATGGGTGTAGGTGGCAGCCTTGAAACAAGGATAAGCGGTAATGATTTGATTATATTACTTAACAGGTCACAAAAAGGTCTTAACAGAGTACAATAATGGCAGCAAGGTTTCAAACCACAGTATATAACGAGAAAGGCAGGAAAATAGTAGTTGCTATTAAAGACAAGGTCTTTTCCGGTATGACTTATGATTTTGATACTATTGGTTTGCAGCTTCAGTACGACAGTGAAAGTCAGCAAGGACAAGAAAGATTTACGCCTATTATTGGCTCGCGTTGTTCATTGTCTTTACTTATAAATAATAGTGATCTTGAAACATTGCTTCTTGATATTGGTTTGGCAGTGGAGGGAAGATTTACAATGGAGATCACAGCCTACGAAGATGATAACACAACTGTATCATTTAAATGGTATGGCTATATAGTGACAGATTTGGTGGAATTTGAAGACGTGCCATTAGTTATAGGTTATCAGGCTCAAATATCTGCAATAGATGGATTAGGATGGCTAAAAACATTGGATTATAAGAGTGCGGTTGGGCCCTACAACGGGCAGGACACAGTTGTACAGCATATTTTAAACTGTTTAAATCAGTTAGATTTTGTACAGGAGAATTTAGTGGCAAATAGTTTGCCGGTGTTACATACAATTTTTAACTGGCATGAGAACACAATAACCTACAATGCTGCCTCTGATTATTCACTATTGACAGTTATTCAACATCGAGCATTTTATCATAAAGACACTAAAAGCAATTATGTCTATCAAAGTTGCTACGATGTTTTAAAGAAGATTTGTCAAACGTTTGGAGCGAGATTAATATTTAGTGGGAATCAATATTGGTTTATTCAGGTCAATGAATATTCAAGAACTCCAGCAACTAAAAGATACTTTAAATATAATGCTTTTGGCATTCAGCAATCAGGTATATTTACCGCAGATTTAACTTTATCAAATATTCAGACCAATCTACCGGGAAGTGACTTAATGAGATTGAGCGGAGGTAAATGGACTTATTACCCTGCTTTAAAAAATGTGGTAATACGTTATAATCATTTTGCTAAACAGAATTTATTAGCAGGTGTAGAATATAACTACGCAACTAATACTACTCCGGTAATTACTACAACTCCCACATTAGATGCCTCTAATCCGGATGCTCGATTAAGCTACACCGGAATACTTGGATTTTACGCGCAGGCTTTAAATCCTGTAAACTTTGAGCCGTTTCAATTTGTGTTTGCCGTTAAGGTAGCATCTATAATCAATAGCTTTCCTTTACAAGGTTTTGAAAGTGCTAATTGGACATTAGGCAGCGGATGGATTATTGATAGTAAAATACTTGAAGGTACTTTGATAGCTACGGAAGCGTTTTACACTACATTCACAGTTACATCAGGAAGGAAATATTATGTTAAAATAAAAGTTGATATAGAAAATAGTGGTAGTCTTAGATTACGTTTAGGAGGAGTAACAAAAACAATTACAGAAAGTGGTGATTACGATTATGTCATTTTATCCACTAATACAGACACATTAAAATTAGATAGTGTATCTACTCCAAAGTTTACCGGTAAAATAAAATCATTACAAGTAAAGCAGGAAAATAAATACTTAAAAAGAGGCGTGACTTACACGAATGGATTTAACTTCCAATTAGAGCCAGCAACGTGGGAAAATACATTTTACGAATATGAATTTAATACAGAAACAATAACGGCTGATGCTGCTTTCGTTGCTTATAAAACTATCACATTTGATACCTTAGATATTCCAGAAAGTGCTGAGTACGTATGGGAAATGAGATTAAAAGAAATGCGAAATGAGGCAGGAAGTAGTATAATTTCCAACTTTGCCGTATCTTATTTACTTAGTAACAATTACCTTGAATTTTTACCTACTGGTGCCGTATCTGGGCAAAGCGATATTCTTGAATACGGTTCTGATAACGACGATAAATCTTCCACAGTTTTTAGCCTTGATACATATATAGGTGACGGGCCAAGTAAAACAACAGATGGAGGATTAAAGGTTCTTGAATCAGGTACGTATGAAAATAGTAGTAGTTGGGATGTTGGCAACGGATCCGGATTTAATAATGTGACACAATTATTAGTAAACGAAGTAATACGCGGACAACTTACTCCAAAGCTACGCATGGTAGATATGCCATTTCAAAATCTATCAGTTGATAATCCTTATTTGCCTCATAAAGTTATAGAATATTCATCCGGATATTACGTTTTTGAAAGAGGATCATTAGATTTAAAAACAGAAATTTGGCAAGGTGATTATTTTAAAATAGAATTAGATGCCTAACTATACAGAACGGACAGTATTATCTAAACCTCGCGACTTTAATCAAGTGGCAAACAATGCCGGAAGTGGTGGAGTGGTAAATAATAACGTCACGGAAACGATTAACAATGTGACAGTTAATGGCTCTGCCGTTTCTATTTTTAATCAAGAATTTCTTGCTACATCATCCAATGTTTTAATTTGGACACAGAACAATGGAACATTACCAGTGGCTAACCTACCTGCCTCTGTTCATGTGTACCAGAATGGGCAAAAATTAATAGATAGCCAATATAATATCACATTACCTGCCACTATTACTATAGATTCAAACAGCCATTACGATGGAAGTAATTACATTGTATTTGCTATAAATATAAACTAATGGAAGAAATTAAAGCACCAAAAAAAGAAAGAAAGTTTTTAAAAGCCGTTGGGAATATTGCCAAAGTTTTAGCCAATGAATTAGTAATGGGAATTGCCAGAAAGTTTATAGGCAAAGCTATTGACAAAGTAGGCAATAAACGGCAAGGGCTTGTTATTGCTTTTGCATTAGTAGCAGGTATTTCTTATGCCTCTATTGACTCTATTCCCTATCCAGTGACAGGAAATAAGCAGCGTTTAGGCTGGCAGACCAGTGGCAACGGGCTCGTGTGGAGAGGAAGAGTTAACGATACTATTACAAAGCCTACAAGCTATGCAGATAAAAATGTAAAGGCTTATCTTATCCTTGACTCTGTTAGCGGCTCTTTATATGTTTTTAAACAAGGTGCATGGGCAGCTATTACCGGTGCAGGAGGAGGTTTAACTATGCCCTTTGATTCCATCACCTTTAACACGGCAAAGGATGGCACGGTAGGAGTTGGAGAGGTAGAATATAATGATACGCAAGGCTCTTTAATTCAAGGATTAAAAGGTGGTAATGTTACCAATGTCATTGGGCAGCAATTACATCAAAGAGTCAACAATCGCACAGGCGCAACTTTAAGCAAAGGAACGGCAGTTTATTTATCAGGAAGTCAGGGAAATAGAATAACCGTTGCTAAAGCCTTAGGCGTTACCGATGCCTTTTCGGCTAATACATTTGGAATAGTAGCTGAAGATATTTTAAACAATCAAAGCGGATATGTTATAACTGAAGGATTAATTAAAGATATAAATACAAGTGCTTTAGTTGAGGATTCAGCGGTTTATTTATCGCCAACGGTGGCAGGTGGTTTAACATCTACAAAACCTCAAGCGCCACAACACACGGTTTACATCGGTGTTTGTGTCAAAAGCAACGCTGGTTCGGGAGAATTATTTGTTAAAATAAGGAATGGGCAAGAGCTTGACGAGCTTCATGATGTACGTATAACTTCACCAGTTGACAAGGCATCTTTATATTATTCTGGTGGATTATGGCGCGATACAACGGCAGCCCTTTTAGTAAGTGACACGGCTTCGATGCTTTCTAATTACGCAACCAAAGCATACGCAGATACAACGGGAAGATTTTATGCAAGGCAAGAATTTAGGAATGTTTCATCCTCAACTTTGACTTGGACACAGACAGATACATTAGTTGTAAATGATACTACCTCTTTACAAGTGTATAGAAATGGTCAAATATTAATGCCTAATCAATACACCGTACCAACAAAAACAAGCGTAGTTATATCCCCATCATCTTATAAAGCAGGGGGAAATTACACGGTGATTTTTCCGCGTGGTGGTGGTGGTGGTGGCAGTGGATCGGGAAGTTTAACCTCAATTTCAGCAGGTACTGGTATCCTTGTTTCGCCTAACCCGATAACAACAACGGGCACGGTTTCGGCTGACCTTTCGGTATTGATGGAATTAACAGATACAAGTTTATTGAACCTTACTTCTAGGTTTGCAACAAAACAAAACGACATTATTTTAACTACAACAGGCATAAGTGGAGCAGCTACATTGTCTAATGATACTTTAAACATACCTCAATATAGTGGAGGCGGAAGCGTTACAAATATTGCCACAGGCTACGGAATAACAGGCGGACCAATAACAACGACGGGAACTTTAAGTCTTGATTCAGCCACTATTTACGACTTTGTTAGAGATAGCATAGTGAATGTACAAATAGGAAAAGATACTATAAAAATACTAAAACAAGAATACAATAACGTTACAAGTGACACATTGACTTGGACAACTACAAATAAATTTCCTATTCAACTCCGACAGTTTATCCTCCTCTTCCGCAATGGGCAGTTATTATTAAATGACCAATTCTCTATCATTGACACAAACAAGGTCAAGGTAGCAGCATTATCATTTAAACTTGGTGAAAACTACACCTTAGTTACAGTCTCCGGCATCGGCTCTGTTTCCTCCGGACAAGGCAATCCTGTATATCCAGAGGCAGGCATAGCTTTAAGCACAGGCACAACATGGACAACAAGTATTACAAACAATAGTAGCAACTGGAATACAGCGTTTACTGATAGGCTTAAATGGGATGGTGGCAGTACAGGACTTGTAGCAGCAACAGGAAGGACAAGTTTAGGTGGGACAACGATAGGACAATCTATGTTCACATTAACCAATCCCTCTGCTATTACCTTCCCTCGCTTTAATGCTGACAACACAGTTGAGGCAAGGAGTGCGGCTAATTTTCGGAGTGACATAGGAGCAGGTACAGTAACAAGTGTTACGGCATCTGGTACAGCTGGTAATCCATTGTCTATAACAAATACTACTACTACACCTACAATAGAATTATTAAGTGCAACGAGTGGAAGAAATGGATATTTAACTTCAACAGATTGGACTACATTTAATAATAAACAAAATGCAATTACACTTACCACAACAGGCACAAGTGGTGCATCTACATTAGTTGGCTCTACATTAAATATACCACAATATACAAGCGGAGGCGGCACTGTAACTAATGTTACAGGAACATTACCAATATCAGTCACAAATGGAACAACAACACCAGATATATCAATTTCTAATGCATCAACAACAACATCAGGAGTAGTTACAACAGGAACACAAAGTTTTTCTGGCGCTAAAACATTTACATCTGCAACAGTTATTAATGGAGGATTAGTAGTTAATGAGGATGGTTCATCTGTTGGTACATTTAGAGTAGAAGGAGATAATAATATATCTTTGATTCAAACATTACCTGCAAGTGATTATGTTGGAATAGGGCGTGTTCCAGAAAATTCATTTGATGTTCAAGGAGCAGTAAGATTTCGAACATTAACTTTAAATGGTACACCAACAAGAATTATAGGTGCAGATGCAACAGGTGATATAAATCAAATAGCTTTAGGCAGCGGCTTATCTTTGTCAAGCGGCACATTAAGCGCAACAAACACTGGTACAGTTACAAATGTTATAGGCACTTTGCCTATATCAGTTGCAAATGGAACAACGACACCATCAATAACTATTGCTAATGCTTCAACAAGTGCAAGCGGTGTTGTTACAACTGGCACACAATCATTTGCTGGAGCAAAGACATTTACTAATATTGTTGGATTTCAACGAGCTATACAAAGACCTGTTGAAACAATTACGGTTAGTTCAGCATCTATTACTACATCAAATACATGGGTAATTGTAAATAATGCAGGTACTTGTACTTTGACATTACCAAGTGCAGGTTCTTCAACCGGAACTGAATTTTTTATAAAAACAATTACAAATAATGCAGTTGTATCAGAATCAAGTAATATTGTTCCATTAGCTGGTGGTTCAGCCAGTACTTCAATTTTATCAGCAAGTGCTGGCAAATGGGCAACATTAGTAAGTGACGGAATAAATTGGGTAATAATGCAAGCAAACTAAAAACATAAACATGAAAAAAATACTTTTCCTCCTTCTTTTCCCAGCCTTTGCCATGGCACAGTACCCAGGCAATGCAGGGCAAAAGATAACACTGGGTGAACAGACGACGGCAGACGGGCTTGTTTTTCGGGGTGTGGCATCTATTGATACAGTTACGGCAACAAGCAAAATAACAAGGGAAAACAAACAAGATACAAGTGTTTTTATTTTACTTGATACAGTTACTAATTTATTATGGCATTATAAAACTGCAAGTAATGGATGGTCACAAGCTGGAGGCTCAACACTTGATACTGCTACAATGTTATTACCTTATTGGAGGTCAGGTAGATTTAGTGGTACTTTACCTGTCGCAAATGGAGGGACAAACTTAACAACTTTAGGAGCTGCAAATCGTGTACCTTTTGCTTCATCTACAACTGCATTAACAACGGCAAGTAATTTAACTTTTATTAATTCAGGAAATAGAACACTTCAAGTAACAGCATCAAATACTAATGAAGTTGCAGTTTTTAAAGCATTAAATGCTGCTTCACAATCATTTGAATTAGGCGTTTGGGGTTCAACTACAGGCGCATTTGGTGCTATTGCAAATAGCAATGCCTACACCTATGGTGCTACTGATTTTGCTACCGTTGTAAGTAATGATGCTGGCACGGTAAAATGGGGTATAGGTACTGGAGGAGCTGAAAGAATGAGATTAGAAGGAATAGATGGTGAGTTAAAAATAGGTTATGGCGCAACTGATAAGGGTGCATATAAATTACAAGTAAATTCACAAATATTTGCTACTAATGCAACTGTTGAAACATCTGATATAAGATTTAAAGAAAATATACAACCTTTAGATAAAGGATTAGAAATTATAAATAAATTAAAACCTGTTAAATTTAATTTTATAAGTACAACTGAAAACAATTTTAGTGAATTTGATGAAATAGGTTTTATTGCTCAAGATGTCGAAGGAGCATTATCAACAGAATTATTTGCCAAAGCGGTTGTAAAAAAATTAGATGAGGATAAAGATGACAGCGCACTTGGACTAATGACTGAAAAATTAATACCTATTTTAGTTAAAGCTGTACAAGAGCAACAAGCCCTCATTAAAGCCCTTGAACAAAGAATTATTAACCTCGAAAACAAATAAAATGAAATATCTATTTTTATTCCTTCCCTTGTTTTCATTTGCGCAAGATGTCGTAAAAGACACGGTGTACATTCAAAAGCAAGGAAACATTTATTACATTATTCAGCAGACTACTTTGTCGGATAGCACTGTCACAGGCTCAAAGCAAATATTGGGCGATTCTGCAACTGCCATTCAAAGCCTTGTTACAGACGCTGAAAGGCAAAGCAACACATTAGCCATTCATGCTAAACCTTTAATTACTAAAGGCAAAACTGTACAAAGGATAAATTACTACAATGATTTGCACGTTCAAATTAGTGGTAAGCCTGTGTATTTTACAACGGCTCAAAGGGACACGGCAAAGTTTCTTGGAGACTGGAGGCTAAATTTCAACGGTGAAATCATTGATGGAGTTATTGAATTAAATGTAAACAAGCGTTTAATTTTCAATCCTGATAACGGCAAAGTTTACACGATTTCAACCAACCTACTTTTATCGACATTTACTAATCAAATATCCTTTACATTTAACTCCGTTAAATACGACTTGTATAAATACGCTGATGGTAAATTTGCAACCGTTGACGGTAATGTTAGGCTCATAAAAAAAGAATAATGAAAACAACCTTAATCAACTTTTTGCATCTTGGATGGGAGAAAATTACATACGCGATTTGTTGTGGCTGGATATTTTCATTCTTTGTTCCGATTAAAGGATTTTTGATTTTTACAATCTTCGTGGTTTTTGCGGACATGGGAACGGGAATACTCGCTGCAAAGAAGGAAGGTCAAAAGATAAACAGCCGTGGACTTTACCGAACAATTGAAAAAATAATAGTGTATTTTTGTGCTATCCTAATATTCGAGGGTGCAAGGAATACGTTTAGCCTTCCTAACATAACGTACATGGCAGCGTTCTTAATTGCGACGGTGGAGCTTTATTCTATTTCGGAAAATATTAAACGCATTACCGGTGTAAATCTTGGCGTTTTAATAACACGTTTTTTTAATCGTTAAACCAATGGAAAAAATAAACACTCATTCTACAATTATTGAATCTTTAAAAAAACATAATATGCAGACTAATTTAAAAGAAGCATTGAAAAATGCAGATACGGTAAAAAGTCCATTAGGGGACGTGGCTTGTTACTCAATGAACTTTGCGGAGTTGGCTTCGGAAATCAATGTTCATCTTGAGGGCAACAAGGTTAAATTTACGTGGCGCGAATACGTTCAACTTGCTCAAATCATTTGGGACAAGATTAAGGAAACATCGAAAGAGTGCGCTGGAAAGGAAATTGAGGTGAAATTACCTGCAAAGTTATCAATCGTTGGTGCGGCTTTTGCACTCATCGGGTTTAAATTATAGGCGCAGACGATTCGCTACCTTATGCGGCTTCAGGGAGGTATATTGATTTATGCCTCCCTTTAAAAATATATAAATATGAATAAAAATGAATTTTGTATTTTCTTAGATGCTGGTCATGGAGGTATTAATCCTAAAGTAAAATTACCTAATGGATATACTACATTTCCATCTAAATGTAGCCAACACAATAACGGCAAATTTCATTCTTATGGATGGTTTTTTGAAGGGGTGTTTAATCGGGCCGTTACCATCCTCATTGAACAATATTTGAATGATTGGGGCATGACCACAATGAAAGTTTATGATGAAATAATTGATACACCATTAAGTAAAAGAGTGCAAAAGGCAAACTTTGCAGCTAAAAATTATAAAGGTTCAATTTACCTAAGCATTCACGGAAACGCAGCTGAAAATAAAAGTGCTAGGGGATTTGAGGTGTTCACATCACGGGGTCAAACCCAGTCGGATATTTATGCAGAATTTCTATACAAAGAAGTTAAAAAATCCTATCCAAACTGGGTTTTTCGTTCTGATAATAGCGACGGGGATATGGATAAAGAAGAAAGGTTTTTTGTGCTAACCAAAACTTTAATGCCTTCGGTTTTATCTGAAAATGGATTTTTTACAAACTTTCAAGATGCTAAAATGATGTTTGACCCATCATTCCAAAACACGATAGCAAGGTGCCATGCTAGAGCGGTTATTGATTATGCTGAATCAATAGGAGTGGTTATGTTTTAAATGGAAAGGGCTAGACGTATGCCTAACCCTCTTATTTACCACTAATTAACAAATTGCAATATACCTAGTTTATAAATTTTTTCAGTAAAGTTAACGCCAAATCTTTTGTTGCATCACCATTTGATTCCTTATAAATTTTGTACGCTATCGTTATCATTCTTCCTGGTTCCATGAAATCCATCGGAGGTCTTTCGTCTTTCAATAATGGTTCCATGTAAAATTTCAAAATGAATATTTTAGCTTGCGTACCTTGGGCATGTTTTATAGGTTTAGGATACAATTTAGAAATTTTTTCAATTTCTTTCCATGTAGAAATTTCAATGCCGTCTATTATTTCAACTTTTTGTTTCATCTTTTCATATAATTTTTAGCCTGAATAGCAAGTGAAAAACAGTCTATTTCATCTTGACTTATCTTAGCTGATTTAAAATCTGGTTCAAATTTGTAGCCTTCGCGTTCGAAGATTTTTAAAAACATTTCTTTACTCCATTTTTTGCCTTTTTGTTCTGGAGAAATATTATAAACTTCGCATCCATTGTCTTTAATCCATTCGTAGGCTATTCTGGAAGCACCTTGATTCATGCCTACATTTCTGGACATACGAGACAAAATAGCTCTGTTTGTCGAATTATTAAAGGTAATATTTTGGAGGCTAGAATCCTCTACCATTACAACAGGATTGCCTAAATTTTTCCAAAAGATAGAATCTTTTAAAAAATCCAAAAACCTTTTATACCTTTTAAATTCAACTGTTTTATCATGCTCAATAAAACATGCGGCCATTCCGTTTAGTCTTAATGCTGGGTCAACTCCTATGAATGTTCTCATTAATTTTGGCTATTTCAATCAATTTTAATAAACTATTAATTTCAGCATTTTCGTATGTTTCAAACAATTCATGTTTAAAACAATAAGTACTTGTTGCGATGTTAAAAACATGAGAAGCCCATTTAAAATTTAACCTATAAATTGCGCCTTCCAATCTGTATTTTTCCCTAAAAAATCTAAATGCCTGGGAGAATGTTGGAGCTAAAGTAATTGATTTTTTATTTGGAAAATAAGTCCAACCATTATATATATCAACCGATATTAATGTCCTTAATTTACCAGAATCATTGTAATAATATGTAAAACAAGGCTCATTAAATCCCAATTCTTTAAGCGCTAAAGCCATTTCGTAGCTTACAAATTCTTTTTCCATAATTAAAATAATGATAATTGAAATGAAGTAATATTGCGTCTAAGTGGTTTCGGAGAATCTTCTGGAACATTCTTTATAATTGTTCTCCGTTTCCTCCTCCTTATAATTTTCGTTTCGTTTATGCCATACGCTTCTACGCCTTTATCGACAAAATTTATTTCCAAAAGGTAACCAAAAACTATTATAGTTCCAACAAATAAAAACATAGTTATAAATTCCCCTCCTTCATAGTGTTCTTGTAATCCAAAGAATATTTCTATTAAAGCCACAATAGTGGCTCCTAATGCTATTTTAGGAGGATAGGTACTTCTACCCTTAGTAGGGTTTAGAAAGTCCATGAAAACGACGGCAAAACGCCCTAATTGTAAAATACTGGCTGCAATGATAGCTAACCAAAAATCTAAAGGTAAAAATATGGCAGTGAGGTAGGCATTTATGCCATACGTCAAAAGGATAGTTATCAGCATAATAGTAGGAATGTTATCAGATATGCTTTCAAACGTCCATTTGAATTGAGTATTAGTGAAATTCTTTTCCATTGGTTTATAAGTTTTCTAGTTGTTTGGTTAATGTTAATATTTTTTCTTTTAAAGTAAAAATAGAATGATTCACTATTTCATTTACAACTTCTTTGTCAAGAAGAATAAAATTATTTATTTCATGTAGCTTACCAAATCGTATATTATGTGTTTCGCTAAATGTTAAATAATGCAGTGATTCTTTATATTCATTAATTTTTTGCAAAATATCAGATGCTTTTTTTGCTTGTTCTAAATTCATGATTATTGGTTTATAAGTTTTCAAGTTGTGCTTTTAAATAAGCTAATTGTTCTGTATAGTGGTTGATTGTAATTTCTTTTAGTTGCCTTATAAAATTAATATCATCTATCATCACTCTGTTTGTGTCGTATGGTGAAAAGACAACAATATCTCCATTGATTTGTGTTAGTGATTTTATTATTGATTCTTTTTCCTTAATATTTCTAGAAATTGAACTAATAAATTCTGCTTGACTTTCTGTCATTTTAGTTGGTTTTTTAAGTTTAAAATTGATTGTATTCTTTTTTCAAAGGGAAATTATCCCTTTTTATCTGCCAGTACTCCGCCATTAATGACGCTCTAAACTTGTAATCGGTGTCGGTGTGATAACCTGATTTATAAACACATTTACAAATAGATTCATATAGCTTTATGCCTTTCATCTTGTAATTTGCCTTCTTGCAGGCAGCATACCTTCCAGAGTTTAAAACACCTGCCCACAACTCCATGCCTTGTTCTGTGCTTTCTGCTTTCATAAATTTAGCCCTTATATACTTGTTTTTGCCTCGAATGACTTCGCGAGTTCTGTAGGTTACGTGGCTATGACCTTTAAGGGCCTTAACACCTCCAGCGTTGGCGTGCTTGCGCCATAGTTCTGTTTCAACTCCTTGCGAGGTTGCCTCGATAATAAAAAAAGAATAAATCATTGATACGGGGAAGTCGGTTAAAACGTGTACATTCATTAACATACTTTCATAGCAGTAAGCAAGGTATATGCGACGAAGCTTTGAACGGTCAACTTTTGCAAGGTTGCGGAAGCCTCTACCTTCCAATGTTTGCCTAAGTTGTTCGCCTGATAACTTGCGCACCTCCCAGCCGTAGCTACGAGAACCGTAGGCTTCTTCATCTATCTCTTTACTTTCTTCCTTTGCAGGGAAAGTAAGGCTTGTAATTTTGTGAACATAAATTGTGTCACGCTCAATGATGGGAACGAAGGAGGTGTAGTTGTACTGGGTATTTATCGGGCTATAAATTAACCCTACAACAAAAGCAACACCTATTCCTGTAGCTACCTGGTAGGGTAACCGTTTGTTTTGCGGAACATAGGTTTCAATAATTGGTTTTTTCATCATCTGTTTTTTAGTGGTTAAACGTATAAAATATTTTCTTTTATCAAATTTATGTATAAAATATTATATAAAAAAATATTTATGAAAATAAATAAAAAAAAATCCCGTATCAAAGCGATACGGGACAAAATTAACCGAAGGATGCAATACTTATTTCTTTGTCTGGTACGTCAATTCCTAACTCTTTAAATTTTTTTATTGCTTCTTCAATATTTTTAGCCTCTGTAATTATTTTTCCTTTTCTCCATTTAATCTCATATTTCATTAGTACCATTTTTTTACAAGGTCAACAATATAGTAAATGGCAAATGCCAATGTTACAATGCCTCCAAAAGCTATAAAAATAGCAGCTAGGTCTTTAATTAATTTTTGTTTTTCGTTTTCTGTTAACATGATTTTTGTTTTTTTTTATTTTCTCGATAAATTGCCATATTAGCTAATAATCTTTCCTTATTTTTTGCGTAATAAATCCTACTTCTTTCCCTAACCTTTTCCAAATATTCTAGGCTCCAATTTTCTCGCGCTCTTTTTCGGTACTCGTTCATTTGTATTCGTCTTTTTTCTTTTTGGAAGCGGCTTAAATTTTTCTTCCATTGTACCATATAAGCCGCTCGCTTTGCTTTTCTTTCTTCGTCGGTCATAGGCTATTTATTTAAATAATTTTTTGAAGCGACTGGATCTTTGCCCTGATTAGAATACTTTGCATCCTCCTTTTTATCATACGATACATTTGGCATTTCTGAAATATCATGGTAAACTATTTGCGCTATCTTCATACCTGGGTATATTCTAAGAGGTTGAACGCAAACAAGCTCCAATGTCCAATGTCCGGCAAATCCCGTGTCTCCAAATCCTGCAGTGATGTGTACAAATAAACCTAAACGGCCGAGGCTTGATTTTCCCATCAAAATTGGCACATGTTTTAAAGTTTGCGTATATTCTACCGTAGAAGCAAGGTAAAGTATTCCAGGCTGCAATATTAAACCTTCATCGGGAATAATCATTGGTGCGGATGGGTTTTTCTTTCGCACATCTAAAACCCTTTCTGTATATAAAATTAGAGTGTTTGACAAGGTTAAGTCATAGGAATTGGTGCCAAGGTTCTCAGGGTTAAACGGCTCAATAACGATGTTACCTTCGGTGATTTCGTCAATGATGGTTTTGTCGGTTAAAATCATTTTGTTTATATTTTAAAGTTTTGTATTTCTCTTTCAACTTCCTTCCAGTAATTAAATAAATCAATATCAGTTCCTCTTGATATTACATTTAATATTTCAACAACTGTACTTTCTGCGCATTTTTTAGCGCAAATAATTAAAAGAAATTCATCATCAAAAACTTCTCCAATTGCTTGAATTAATGTTTCGTAATGTTTAATTAATTTTTTTGCTTTTAATTTTGGCGCTAAAATCATTTTGCTTCGTTTTTATAAGTTTCTTCGTAATATTTTGCTGCTTGTTTTTTTAACTCTATTCTAATTTCATCAACGGAAAGCCCTTTGTAATTTTTCATTATTAATGGGTCAATAAGCCCAGTTACATAAGAATCCATTATTTTCTCCTTCTCCATTTCTCTATCTTGTTCTTGTTGCCATTTAACACCTTGAATAAATGCTTCTCTTTTTATAGTGTTGCCGATATCTATACCCATAATGTACGGGTTTGGAGTTGGGTAAAATCTTTCTGCAACCTCCTCAATTGTTTCTTTTTTCATAAATCGTATTTTTTCCTGTTATCAAATTCCTTTTTAGTAAAATAATATTCAGTAAGCATTTGCGCGTTGCATTGCAAGTGTGCCGCGTGCAATAATCCTGATTCTGGGTCAATGTCATCACCGAGGCGAATGGCTTCAAGGTGACGCAAAGCGGAGGCAATTACCTCGCTCCACGGCATACCTTTTTCCCAATTGCCAGCGGGATATTTATTTAATCCTTCAGTCCATACCTTCGCATATTCCCTTTGCGCTATCGCTGGGCAAAGGTCGTAGCGTAGTTTATTTTCATTTGTCCTAAATGCCTTGTTTTCGTCATAGTAAGGGTGCCTTCCACTTACTATCATTAACTCCCTAACCCTTTCATTGTTTGTTTTTGTTCCTAATTTTTCAACTTCATTCATAATTATCATTTTGTTGACGTCAACGATATGGTTAAAAATTGCCTGTCTTTCCAAGCTGCCAATTCATCCTCTGACGCATTTAGGCTAAAAGAAATGTTTAATTAAGGGGAAAATAACATTTACCTGAACCCGAGGTCTGCAAATATCTTTATGTAGTCATGTGTCCTACCAATATTCGTTCCTGCCTAAAGCTACTTAATAATGTCCGATAATTATCAGAAGTAACGATTAGTAACTTTTGAACCGCTCTACATTGCTCAAAGATAGCCGTAGCATTTGGATATTTGCCCTTAATGTAATAATCAGTCAAAGTAGATGAATGCTTTATTTTCTTGTACTCCTCGTCTGGCATATTTTTTATGCAAGTCATCATCAAGTAGGCGTAAATACTTTCATTCATTCCACTTATCATAGTATAGCGAGAATAGTAAACAGAAAGTTGCCTTAAATACTCGTCGCATTCATCCAAATGTTCGGCCGATGGGGCAGTGGTGATCCATTGATTAATCTCTTCGCAAAATGCTTTAATCTCCAACATCTTTGCATTATATTCTTTCATTTGGTTATTTTTAGAATGGAAATCTTTCATCACTAATAAGTCCATCGGTGTATTTTACGCCTTCTTCGTAGCCTTTTTTATAACCTTCTTTATAAATTTCAATCCCTTCTTCTTCGTACTTTTCCCAAGCTTCGTTAAATGCTTCGGTAATTGCATAATATTCGTCAGAGCTATAATTAAAAGATTCAAGAACTCTTTCGTAGAAATATTTTAAAGATGTTTCTTTTTCTTTGTTTGTCATAATTATTTATTTTAAAAGTCAAAAAATCCTTCACTATCTGCCCAGAACTCGGGGCCCATGTCCAAACCTTCCATATTTACCCTGTGGGCAGCAGCTATAAGCCTATTCCATTGCCATCGAGCTTTTTCCCTTGCATCACGGGAAATTCTGAATGGAGTAACATATCCTTCATTATCTACTGCTATAATAAAATAATCTACGGGTTCGTTTATTTCATCAAATTTATGGCAATAAATGGCGGCTTGTAAATCGTATTGATTGTGTCGTATTTGTGCCCTTACAAGTTGTTCTCCAGATCTTGCACCCATTCTTTTTAGGTCCCAAATAACAGCCTTACCATTTCTGTCAATACCTTCAGCATCTTTGATTCCTTTATGCTTAAAACCTTTGTAAAAAAAGTCAGTCGTTACCTGAAATTTAAAGTTATTCATATTCATTAAACCATTAAATGCTACCGTACTATTATCCATAACCGCACCAGATATGTTTAAAGCATCGTCGTATTGTTCCTGATTTATAACAATCCTTTTACCAATTCTTGATTTAATTCCTTCCCAAACGGCTATTTGTTCCAATGTTTCGGCCGATGGTTTTTTAGCGTTTATTTGTGCGCTTGTTGGCTTCTTTATATAATCAGGCATAATAAAAAACCTATCGTGAAAAGATTCAGGTTCAAATAAAATGCAATCCAAAAGAGTGCCTTCATCCATCGCTTTTGTGGATGTACGAGTCTGTTCAATATACCTTTTAAGGCATAAAGGGGAATGGGAGAGGGCTTTTAGTCGCGAAAAACTAAGGTGTGTTATTTCATTCATTTGGCTTAGTATTTAAAGCGTTAGCCATTTCGGTAAATAAAGAGGCATATTGTTTGTGCCCTGGATTTGATTTATATAAATGCGTTAACTCCTCTCTATTTTTGCAAGAAAGTATTTTAATTCTTAAATACTCTTCATCAATTTCTACAGATGGATTAACTTCAGCAGCCTGAATAGTAGCATCTTCAAAAGCGGCTTTTTCTTCTTCAATGTGTAGTCCAGAAAGTTCGTCACTAAATGCAACTTTTAAAGCTTTAGCCCTGGCACATTTGGCTATCATGTTAAATGGCATTGTAGCGGCTTTTGAATAGCTATCTTTTCCGGAAGATACCGCAGGGTAATATTCAGAAAACAAAACCGTAGCAGTAAATGGGCGGAGGATCCCTCCAAAAATCGC